GATGTCAGATTTTCCACCAAGTTCTTTGTCCTTTTGTGAAATCATTACAAGGTCGCCAGTTTCAACAACCTGTGTTCTACTAGCAGTTACTAAATAAGCAGCTGTCATTGCTGAACTAAGTTCATCTTGGAAAACTCCATCAAAATCAATCTCACCCTTATTGGTTGAGGCTTGAATTGTAAATTCACCAGTTTTTTCAGCTAACCACTGTTCAAATAGTTTGATCATTTGGAATTAGTCTTTATTTTCGTCTTCGTCGTTGTCTTCAGTTCCTTCTTCAGGAGCTTCTTCCTCTTCGGTTTTGCAAAGCTTCTTAACTGCTGCGCAAAGAAGATCGCAAACTTCGTCTTTTTCAATCTCCATCTTTTCTGCGATTTCAGCGATCATCTCTTCAAGATTTTCTCCGAATTCTTCCATTAAGTTCTCAAGTTTTTCTTGATCAACTTCAGGCTCATCATCCATTTCTGGAGCGTCATCCATTTCTGGAGCATCATTTAGTGGAGTCTCATCCGCTTCTGAATACATGTTAAAGTCTTCATTAACGAATTGTTCGAATCGAAGGATTTTACCTTCTTCAACAGCGTCAACTGTTGCAATTGTTGGTTTTGCGTACATTGGGTCAAATGGTTTTTTCTTGGCCGTTCTAGAAATTAGGTCACGAGTAACCGCTTTCCAAGTTGGGTCGTAGTTATGATTGAAGTTTCCACCCTCGAAATCAGCATTTCTGTCGATTACGCGCTGGTAGCCTTTCAATGATTTTCTTTTTGAAGTATCAAAATCTTCTTTTGAATTGGGTCCGCCGAATCCAGGTTTCTTTAGATTCATGTGATCATCCATTGAAGGATTGTCTCTGCGCTTTACGTTAAACATGTCCATGTTTTAATAGATGATTTTTTTACTGTCCTGTTCTAGTTTCAGTGTACATATCGGCTGTGAATTGAACTGTCAATTTATAGATACCTTCACTAGTGTAGTCAAGAGCAGTTTCGGTCATTTTAGCAGGACCTATGAATACTGGAGAGAATGTAAAATCTCTAAAGATCAAACCGGCTCTGTTGAATTGACTAACTTGAATGGTTGCATTCGCGTAGTCAGCTTTTAGACCTTGACGACCAGTTAATGGATCGTAAATTAAATCGGCCCATGCTCTCAATGCATTGTAAATGTACATATCGTTACTATTGTTCAAGTTAACCTCAAAATCGATTGTGAACTGATGATATGTTTGAGATGGTCTAGCTGGTGCGTAAACCCTTTGAGAGAATTTGTAGTTTTGTACAACAACTGCTGAACCTGAACCTGCGTATTCTGGTAAATTACTTACCTTAAGTACGTGCTCAAGCATCAAATTGTTACCGAATCCAGGTTTACCAGAAACGGCTGGTGGTGGAGTGATGATAACTTCGAATTGATTTAAGTAAATCGGTTCGTATTTACCAGGACCCGCTGTTGAGTTTTTAAAATGTGGTAGACCTGCCATCTTGTCTCTTATTTTTTAGTTATTTATTCGCTGTCTGTGAGGATTGTTTATCGAGTTCCTTTTCTTTTTGTGAAGGTTCCCTAACCTCAAGCTCTTTTTGTATTTGTTTTTGGATCGACTTAATTTCAGTAGTAGTCTTATTCTTTAGCGTAATGTTGGTTGCTTTAATAACATCGGCTAGGTCGAGTTCAGGCTTTTCCTTTGAGTAGACAGAATTTGGATCTGGCGTAAAGCTTAACTCAATTGATGGTAACACTTGAGCCAATAAATTTCCGCCGAACTTAAATTCAGTTTCATTAAATTCCTCAAACTTCATGATTATGGTTTTTCCAAGAAGACCTCCAAGTTTAACCTCTGCCCAAATCTTTGATTTATTGTCAATTCGATCGCCAGCAACGGTTTTGGTGATGTTATTAGATACCTTATACAAGAACTTAACTCCTGCCGAGTAGGCTCCTCTTTCCTGCTGACCTTCTAAAAATCTTAATTTATCACCCCTTACGATTACAGTATAGGCAATATCAGACTCTTTTCCAGTTTCTTCAGGGGTCACCTCAGTTTCACTCGGCTCTTTAGGCTTATTGTCTATTACCGCCGGTGGTAAGGGTTGCTCGTACTTAACCAGAGCACCTCCAGCCTGTCCTGCAGCCAGTTGTTTTGGAGCATCTGGTCCAGCAGGTAGAGCTTTTTGAGAATCGTCATCTTCCTCTTCCTGCCCTGCACCTAATTGCTTTGGAGCATCTGGTCCAGGAGGAAGGGCCTCCTCGTTCGTTTTAAGAGATCCTACCTTTTTGTCAATTATCTTATTGATTGCAACTAATAGTTCGTTAAGAAGTGATCCGGATGTGTACTTGACGTATTGCGGGGCTCCGTATGCAGATGTATATTGCAAATCAGGATACACATCAGTTTCGTGGATCTCTATACTTTGTTTATTTTGATCCCATTTAGGCTGTTCCCCATTTCCGGGCTTTTGCCAAGTTATTGCAAAACTAATGATTGATTCTGCTATTACGCCCTGTTGTGCCAAGTTTATCCGATTTCTTTTTCACCTTGGAATTCTTTTCCGCGGTTTGACTTCTTTTTGTCAGGATCTACTGGCTTATAGTTAGCCCAAATCTCATTGTAGATTCGACATGAAGCTCCCATGAAATTAACGATTCCAACGTACTTCTTACGGTCCTCGCCTTTCATTTTTGAGATCTTTTTTCCGATGCTTCGAGCATCGTCTAGATCTAATTCTTCGTCGTCGGTCTTACCAACAAGATCCTTTAATGAGTTTTCGTTAGTTGCGAAATCTCTGAATTTAAGAACCTTCATGAAGTCTTTATTTTGAGTAGTTGCCATTTCTTTTTAAATTTTTAGATTTTGCCCATCTCACGGAAGATTGCATGACTGCAATTTGAGAAGGCTCTAAATTACTTAGGCAGGTTTGCCATTCCTGGGTTAACGCTCTTCTTGGTTGAAGATTTACCCTTAATGACTAATTTTGCCATGTGAGGTTCAACCTCTTTCTTAACTGCAGTTCCTTTACCTTTAGGAAGATCAGAAGTCTTTTCATCAACCATTTTAGTCGATTTTGAACCTTTACCTTTAGGAAGATCTGACATTTCAGGTTTTACAGATTTTGTGATCTTTGAACCTTTGCCCTTAGGAAGATCAGAAGTTTCGGTACTTACTGACTTGCTAATTTTTGAACCTTTACCTTTAGGAAGATCTGCCATTTGTTGATCGATGGCCTTCTTTTCTAAAAGAAATTCGCCGTAGCTCAATACTGATTTGCTCATGTTTGTTTATTATTTTTTGTATTGTTCTTAGGTAGTTATTTATTAGCGAAATCTGCTAAAAAAGAAAAGGCTCCCAATTGGGAGCCTTTTTTATTTGTCCTATTCGTTTTACGATTAGTAAGAAGAAGAAGGCTTGGTAGTACCAGTCAATACAGCTAGACCTGTTACGTTCATAGTGATGTATTGAGTTTCTGGATGCCATCCTGCCTCCGTGATAGCGTAACGTGACTTCATACCGATCTTTGGAGAGAAGGTTCCCTCTGCGATAGTTTGAAGAGACTCAGCCATGATGTAAGGCAAGAATTTAACACCTGGTTCTTCGTCAGCACCTTTACGACCGATGTGGATACGATCATCGCTGAACTTCAAGTTAGGATCTACGTAGATGGTTAGACCATGTACTTTACCTGCAGGATACAATTGACCTGGAGTAGAAGGTAGATCGTTGTTGAATGGAGCGAAAGAGTAACCAGCAACGTCAGCAAGAGCAGAAGCAACGCGACCGTTAGTCACGATGTAAGTACCAGCACCGAAACGACCTCTGTGATAGATCAAGTTAGCCATTTCAAGGATTTTGGTAACAACTCTACGCTGTAAAGTTGAGATGTTTTCGAAACCAGTAGCACCAACCGTTAGGTCAAGGTTACAAAGGTTAGCACCTTCGATTGCCTCAACGTTAGTTTTGTGAACTGCACCAAGTTTGAATACTCTGTCAACCAATTTCTTGTTGATAGATTGAGCAAGCTCGTTAACAGCTACGTTCTCCAACATTGAGATAACGTCAAAGTTCCATACGCGGTTAAGATCTTGGATCTGCTCAACAGTTGCAGAGATTGCAACTTGGTCTCCTTTTGCTTCGATGAACTTAGTGAACATACGAAGACCCATTTGACGGAATTTAGAAACCTCAGCTTCTTCTCTCTTCATTCCGAAGAAATTAGATTGAGAACCGGTAGTTCCTAAGAAAGGACCGTCGAAATCAGTCGTAGCGTAGTTGT